ACGGTCGGGAGCGCCATGATGATCTCATCGACGCCGATGCTCATGCCGTTGTCGAATTGGTCGCGCGTGAAGTCGGGATAGCCGCGGGTGATCGCCGCGTACACGGCATCGCACATCTTCGCGAAGGTCGGCGCGTCAATCGGAAAATTCCGCATGATCTCGGCCGGCGGGTTGGCGCTGGCCGCGACAATCTCCATGCGGCCGATAACCGGCATGATCGCCTGCATGTTCTCGACGACCACGCGGTTCTGCGCCAGCGCTAGGCGCGGAATATGGAAGACGCGGCCGCCGATGGTGATGGCGGGCGCGTTTTTTAGTTCGGCTTCGGTGAGATACTGAGACGCCATTGAATTAGCTCGCCTCCGCGAATGACCAGGTGAACAGGTTGCCGCCGGCGTCGGCATAGAAGGTGAAGTCCAACTCCGGCATCGTGAAGTCGTCGAGCTTGGTCGGGAAGGCCAGCTTCGAGGAGGCGACGTTCGGAAACTTGATCGAAACCTGCTTGCCCTGGAACGTCGAATAGAATTGCAGCTGGAATGTCGGCGTCGCACCCATGAGCTGGTTGGTGACGACGATCTTCTCCCCGGTGCTGGCGATCGTATAGCCGTAGCTGACGAGCACGGCCGCGCTGGCATCTGCGACCGCAAACGTATAGACGCCGGCCGACACGCTGTATTGCCCCACTGTCGGACCCGACGCGACCTTCGTGAACGGCAACCCGGTGTTGGCGTAGACGACGCCATAATCGTCAGTGAACGTCGCCGCGTTGGCGACGGTTACGATGTAGGCGCTTGTGCCCGGCACCGTTCCAGCTTCGGCGAATGACGTCGCCTGCTGGCCAGCAACTGGCGACACGCCCCAAAATAGCGTGCCGAGCGAGAGGCCGCTAATGCGCGCGAACTTCGACTTGCCGGTGTACTTCGCCTTGCCGCGGGCAACCGCGATCGGGCTCTGATATTGGCCGAACAATTCCTTCAGGTCGAAGGAAAAGTCGAGCGAGACGTCGTTCGCCAAGCCGACGTTGATCGGCGTCTGATTGGCGATGTCTGTCCGGTATCCGAGCAGCACGCCAGAGCCAAAGCCATACATGATCGTTTCTCCTTATGCGCGTTGCGCAATCGGCAAGCGCGCGGGTTAGACCTTCGACGCGATCTTCGCGATCACGGGCGCGAGCCTAGCCTTCAGGTCATCGACTGCGCCGCGCACCTTGTTGAAGATCTCGGTAGACTGCGACACGATCGAATTGGTCATGTGCTCGCGAAACCACTTTTCCACTTCGTCAATGACCTCGGCGGGCAGCGACGGCGCCGCCGGCGCGGCATCCGGGGTTGGCGCGGCAGACGATGACGGGGCATTGGCTTGATCGGTCATGTTCGTTCTCCTACGGCACAAGCAAAGCGATCGGCACGATCGCGAGACCCAAGCCGGACAGGTCGCCGGGGTCCTTGAAGACCCGGCCCTGTATCCGGCAGTGATAGACGAGACCGCCGAGCGTAAACCGCTGGGTCGCGATGTCGGCGCCGGCGGGCTTCATCGCCGCGTCGAGCGCGTCGAGGATCGTGTCGAGCTCGGTTGATGGTGTCGCGTTCGGATCGAGACCCGACGCCGTGTAGATCCACGCGTCGGCGCGCAGCGTCACCTTTTGCAGTTGCTCGCCGGCGTAAGCGTATTCCTCATCGTCCTCGACCATGAATAGCGCGGGCTTGGCGACGTCGCTCATGTTGCGAGGCAGCACCAGGCGCCGCCCCGTCGTCTGGAAATTTGCGATGCCGGACAGCACTGTGAACAGCGCGCCCATATAGGTGCCGCGCGCGCTCATCATCGCAGCTGCACACCCTCGCGCACGGCCTCGGCAAGCCCCTCGCGGATTTCCGTTTCCATGTCGCCGAGCGACGATCGCAGGTACGATCGCTCCGGAATGTTGATGGCGTGCGGCCTCGTGAACTGAACCTTATTCCCCATTGCCTCTGCTTTGGCTTTGGAGATGAACACCGCGCCTTCGCCGGTGACGACGATGTAGGGCGTGCCGCCAGGATGGTTGATAGTGCCGCCGAATTCGTGGATCGCCGCGTAGGGGACGCTCCCCGGTTCGGCGACTCTTCCCTTGACCGACGTGGCAGTCACCGTCGGCGGCGGGAAAACCGCGCTATCGCGCAACAAACCGGAGCGCACATGCAAGACTTCGCCCGACAATTTCCCCTTGACCAAGGCGAGAAGCCTATAGCCGAGCGCGGTCACCTTCCGTTCAAGCGCCTGCCGGACCTTATTCGGCATCCCCTCCAGCTTTCCGATGAGCTGGGTGTCGCCGATCATCGTGACGTTGAAGATGCTCATGCGATCGGGATCACGTTGCGGAACGGCTCGATCATCGACCGGATGGCGTCGCTCATGTCCTTTTGCGAGAACGACGTGCTGACGTGGCCGCCTTGGGATTCAGAGACCACGCCGATCCTGCCCTTGTAGCGATAGCGTTCGGCGACAAACTCGATGCACGCTTGCTCGAGATCGGACGGGATGAACGCATAGGAGATCAGCACCGCTGCATTCGTGTCGGCGGCGGCGAACGTGTACTGGCCGGTGGCGTTCACCGCGTACTGTCCGATTGTCGGCGACGACGCGACCTTCGTGAGCGCGGTGCCGCTCACCGCGTAGGTGACGCCGCGATCGCCAGAGAACAGGCCGTAGGGCGCGAGCGCGTTCAACTGAAACGGCGTCGCCGGCACCGTCTGCGCTTCGCCCTGGATCGCATATCCGGCGACGTAGCTCACCGCCACGTTCTGCTTGCCGCGTGGGAAGTAGCCGCCCACGCGGTACATCAGCTGTGGGCGGCCCGGCGGGATGCCCTGCCATGCCTGGAGCAAATAACCGGCGCCGGTCGGCGCCGGCGAGCTCGCGGTGACGGCGCTCCCGCACACGGTCAACGAGACGATCGACGTCACCGGATAGCGCCGCAACATCATGCGGTCGCCATCGGTGCCGTCCATCACGTCATTCCAGGTCGCCGGCAGGATGCTGTCCCGCGCCAGCGTGGATAGAATGAACCGGCTCGCCGACGTGATGAGGCGGCCGAGCAGCGTGTCATCCGTAGCGCCGATCGGCGGATTGCCAGTCAGCCACGCCTTGACGTTCGCGAGCGTGGTGAGATCGGCCGGCGACGTCATGACGTGGCGCTCGCTGTGCGCTGCTACTCAGCAGCGGTGACATCGCCAGCCTCTTGCTGCGCATCCGCAGCGGGCGGCGCTTTGTCGGCGACCTCAGCCTCAGTCGTGTCGGCCGCGGGCGGCTCCTCGCCGGTGGCCTGACCACTCAATGACTGCGCATCCGCAGCGGGCGGTGGCACCAGCGGTTTCTCCTCGCCCTTCGGCACCATGCGAATGTCAGGTGTGAAGCTGACATGCTTAGCTCCGTGATGGAGCACAAGCTCATGGGCAATATGTTCGGGCACCTCGATTTGGCCGCCGCGTTCGCCTTTGAATTCCATCCCGCCGATGCCCAAGTGGCCCGTGAACGATTCCGGCATTTGTACTCGCATGTGATCTCCTCGCGCTCTCGATAATTAAAACCGATCTTCTGAACATTCCGAGGCGGCGTCGTGCCGCCTCGGATGCTTGCCTTCTCCCAAGACGCCGGTTTAGCCGGCGGTGATGTTATAGAGCACCGCCATCGACGGAGGAAAATAGTGCTGGAGCACCTGGTCGGCATAGACGCCGTACTCATACTTGCGCGAGCGCAGCGGCCATTCGATCTGGTAGTATTCGCGACGCGAGCGGATCTGGAAGACGTTGCCGACCCGCGAGAGCGGGTATGGGATCGTCTTCGACGTCATCAGGATGCAACCCGCGGGCATGTTCGGGTGAATCTTGATGTCGATCACCTTCGGTCCGCCCATCGAGAAGCGGTTGAGATAGGTGCGGACCATAATGCCGCCGCCGATCGCATCCTGCACGCTCTCGAAGACGAACCGCTGCGCAGCGGACGCGCTGCCAGCAAGTATCTTCTTTGAGATATCGAGCGCCTGTTGCGAGTTCACCCACATCGTGTCGGGCGAGAGCCGGTAGAGGTCCCACATGCTCTTGAGCGCGGTATCGATCTGGATGACGCCGCCGGCAGCGTCGCTGGTGAGCGTGCCGGCGATATTCGCAACGTAGGAGTTCGACCCCGACTTCAACGCCTGGTAGATCAGGCCGTCGAAGGCGAGTGCGTTCTTCGACCAGTCGGCCGAAGGCAGCGAAGCCGCGGTTTGCGTGCCGGTGGCCGTGGCCGCGACCGTATAAGACGGTCCAGGCGTGATGGCCCCGAGCAGCTCCGATCCGGCCGCCCCCCAAAACCACGCATAACCCAGCGCGCCGACGACGTTCGTGACGGACGCGGTGATCGAGTGCGTGTTGTTGGAGTCGTTCGCCGTGGTAACAGTCTGGTTAGCGGACTTTTGCGCAGAACCGCCGCCGAACTGGTCAGAGCTACCGTCCGCATTCGTGCGCGTGATGAGCGCCTGGATGCCGCCGGTCACGCTGCCGTTGATGACCGCATCGAGCGTGAGCGCCACCGCGATCACGCTGTATTGCGTGTTGAAGGCGAGAGTGCCGCCGGTGCCCACGTCGGCGAGCGTCGGCGTCGGCGTCGTGCCGAGAGCCACAGCGGTAGAGTTGCCGCCGAGGATCATCGGCTCTTCTTGGAGCATGAGCGCCTGGAGACCGTTCAGCACGGCCAGGCTGCGCACGTCCTCGAAGTTCTCGGCCGCATACTCGGCCTCGAAATCGACGTTGGTCTCCAAGCCGATACCGCGGTATGCTGCGATATAGTCGGCGGTTGACACGGGGATCACGCCGCCGCGGTTGCCGCCGGAGACACCGGCACGCACGCCGCCGGTGTTGATGCCGGTGACCGCACGCCAGTTCGCCTGGATGCCCCCGCGGCCGGCAACGCGCGGAATCTCGTTGCGCAGCGGCGTGAGCACCGGGTAGAGCAGCTTCGCTCCCGGCTCAAGATCGTAGTACGTCAGGCCCGACGTCGCCGAACCGGGCTGCGAGAACGTGCTCGCCTTTCCGAGTTCGAAGCGCGGATCGGGGATCGGCTTCGACTGCGAGGCTTTTAGCGCCTCCAGCGTTTGCCGGATAATGTTCGCGTCCATTGTCGCGTTCCTTGTTGATGCCTGCCGGCGCCGCGTCGTGCTGCGTTGCGCCGCCCGTCTCCGGTGCGCACACACGGCATATCCGTCCGCTTACCGTCTCCGGTGCGGGCGGTTCACGCCTTGCCGATTGTTGGTTGCGTAGTCCGTGCGACCGTCTCCGGCCGCGGTTGATTACCGTCCAGGTCCGTAGACCGAGATCGGATTCTCTTGCGAGCGCTTGATGAGAGCGCGTGCTAACTCGTTGAGCTTCGACTGATCCAGATTCTCGACGATCTTGTCGATGTCGAGCGCGGACAGCGGGCCGTCGCCGCCACCGCCGCCGAGGGGGACAGCCACACCGTTCTTGTCGATCGACAAGAGGCCGCGCGGCGGGACAACCGCCGGCTGCGCCTCGATGCGGACAACGCGCTCGTGAACATCTTTGAGCACCGGCACCAGGTCGCCAAGCTGCTTGACCAGCGCATCGCGCTCGGCGACGATCGTTTCGATTTGCGCCGTCAGCTTTTCAACGTCGGCGCCGCCGACGATCTTTTCAGTGCCGCCCTTGCACTCGGCACCGAGTTCGACAAGCGCGTCGTGCGCCTTGTTCAGCAACTCGACATCGCCCTTGGAATGGCGGGCGCCGGCTTTCAACAGGTTTCGGAAATCAGCGCAGCGCGTCATCGCTTCATTGGCTTCCTCCTCCTTCATCGCGGCCAAGATGACATCAAGGGCTTCAGCAACAATATCGCCCAGCTCGACAACCAAGGCTCCGAAGCGATCGCACAGCTCCTTCGGGAGAGCCGCACCACCGTACATGCCGAGGCCATAACCCGGGAACTCGAAATCTTCCTCCGCCGCCTCAATCGAGGCCAGCAGCTGTAGGAGATTTGACAGACTCCACAACGAGGCAGTCTTCGCCAGCTCGGGGTCTCCGGCAATCTTTTTCGAATCGTCCTTGCTCTTGGATTTCCAATCGTCCGGGAGAAGATCGGTGGCGCCGAGGGCCTTCGCGCGCTTGATGATATGGCGCTTGGCCGCGGCCTTATTCTTTGCGCGGCCGTAGGCCTTGATGGCATTCTTCAGATCGTCTTTGTTCTCGATCGGGAACGATCCGTCCTTCATCGCCTTGCCTTCGCCCGCCATCTTCTTGCGCTGTTCGTCGGTGAACTCGCGCTTGCCCACGTCCGCCAGCTCCAGCTTCACGACGTCGGCCGCGAACGCACGGATCGCCGCCTCCAGGTCCGCAGGCACGATCGGCTTGGCATCGGCGCCGAATGACAGCGGCGGCAACACGCCAATCCGCTTGGACAGCTCATGCTCCGGCTGCGCGGCGAAGAACTTCACCGCTTCATCGAACAGCGGCATGTCGGCGCGGTCCCGAATGATCGCCGACGTGGCGATCGCCAGTTGACCGACCGTCATCCTGCCATCGCGCTTATTGAGCTCATCGGCCAGGCCCTTGAGCGCATCGACCACGGGCGCCACCGCTGTCGCGGCCGCAGCGGCTCCGCTCTTTTTGGCGAGCGCCTGACGCATTGCCGCCTTCGTGGCAAAGAACTCGCCCGGCAGCTTCGGATGGATGAAGACCTGCTGTTCGCTGCCGTCGTCGCCCGGCACCTCACCGTGC